CATTCCAGCGTTGCCACTGTTGGCGCTGGGCAAAGATGCGGATCGTAATGTTCTCTGCATAGAATACATCGTCACCGTGTGTGATCTTGTATGCCCCTACAGGTACAACATCTGTCTTAATCTTCTTACCAGCTACATCTAGCTCACCCTTAATAGGTGTGCTTAGTACGTTGACACGTGCAAGTGACGGGCCTTGTGGTTTAGTTGATGCTTCTGAGACACCCATTAGCTCTGCTAAGGATTGGCCTCGGTCTGCTGCTACTGCTAGTTCATTACTCATATCGTTCTCCATGAGATTTGTGTTTAAGAATCTGAGTTATACCGTCAAACGTCATCTACGTCAAGCCAATTCGGGCCTATCTTTGATTCTAGTAAGAGCGGTACATTCATGACGACACCATAGGCTTTTTCTATGAGATCGTTTAGTCCTTCGTTCATATCATCAATGATCTGTAATACTTCTTCCCTCTCATTTGGGTGTACATCTACAACAGTTGAGTCATGCACAGTGTTAACTAAGCACGAATGTAGATGTGACAACCTCTCCTCTAGTTCTATTAGCACAACAGGAACAACGTCACCTGTAGCAAAACCTTGCACAGGGTAGTTCTTGATCATCGTGAAGTGTGTAACACCGCCACGCTGGTTGCGCCTCACGTCAGGGAAAGCATACTGTCGCCCTGATACGTTCGTGATCTTGTTAAACCTTACTGCTTCGTCAGCTAGGTTCTTATGCCATGCAGCAATACCTTTGTACTTCTCAATGAAGTGTATGTAGTAAGCCTCTTCTGCCTTTGATCTACCATACCCAGTAGCGCCGAATAAAGGTGCAAACGTATGGGCCTTTCCTTCCTGGCGTGAAGTCTTCTGCCCTGCATCCGTAATAACCTTTGCAGTGTAGCTGTGTACATCAAACCCTGTCTCAATCTCGTGCATAGCTGTTTCATCTTGAGCCAAGAATGCTGCGGCACGAAACTCTAGTTGGGCAAAGTCTGCCTCCAAAACGTGACCGCCTTCCCATCGTGATATAAACACACGCTTCACAGGGAATGTACCGCCACGTGGCATGTTCTGCATGTTAGGGTTACGACCAGAGAAGCGACCCGTTGCAGTGATATGCTGTGTCAAACCTACATGAAGTAAGCCGTCACTCTTAGTGAAGGTGTCGATACCCTCCACGAAGGAGCTAAGGTAGCTACTAATAGCAGACAAACGCTTTAGGTCTGTCAGAAAAGAGATAGCCGATTCCATGTTGTTAGTACGAGCACTACCGATAAGAATGTCTAAGTTGTCCTTGCCAGTGCTGAAACCATTGGCGCTGACCCACTTCTTTGATGGTGCAGCAAAGCCTAGTCCAGCTAAGTGATTGGTTGGCTTTAGCTGGTAGCCACGGGCATCACAGTCCTTACATTTGTTAGGTCGGGCATACTTTGTGCCATCCTTCCTTACTTTGTAGACCTTGCCTTCGCCCTTACACTCAGGACAAGTGAAAGCTTTAGTACGGCGTATGATTGTACTGTTAGCACTGACTGCAGCCTTAAACTCCTTCTTATCTTTGGTGTGGTCGAACAGGTCTACCCACTCTTTCTTGTTGTTAACCTTTACAGAGAAAACAACCTGAGACATCTGCTCTGGTGAGTTAAGATTGATAGGCGTGTCACCCATGATCTCACGAACCTTATGCTGTAGCCTGTCTGTGATAGCAGCCTTCTCTGTCTCAAACTCTAAACGTACTGCGTCTAGTGCTACTCTATCCACCCTGAAGCCCGACATGTACATTCGGGTGAGGGTTTTACAGGTGTTGAAGGTAACGTCTCTGACCGTAATGAGCGAAGCGGATTCTTGCTTTGCATAGTCTCTTTCGAGATCATGGTACAGTTCCCTAGTAGTATCAAGGTCACACTTAAGGTAATGGGTAAGTTCATCCAGCGGTATCTCATTGGTGTTGTAACCTTCCTTAAAGTATCGTTTCAGTGCATCATCTTTCTGTGATGATAGTTCTCTGCGTTGTGCGCAGCCGTCTAAGCTTAGTGTATCCTTCTGTCCACGTAGCAGTACGTACTCTGCAAGCATGGTGTCATACACATCACCCTCATACTTAAAGCCACACTCCCATAGCCACATCAGATCGTGCTGAGCATTATGCATAATCAGCAGTGTCGTCATGTCTAGTATATCTTGAGTGAGCTTACGCCCAGAGCCACTGGTATCTTTAGCCTCTACATGGTCGATGTTGACAATGAATGTCTCATCTTTGTTGTCAGCATTCTGCATACCTACCTGTACAAGGAAGTTACCCTCTTCATACGGATCTAGGTGTAGTTTGCCATTACGTGTTTGCGTAGTATTCTCTACGTCTAATACCAGTTTCATCGCTCTCTCCTCTATGCAGTGTATAGTGATCGTCCACCGTCTAGCTCACAGTGCACAACACCGTGCCAGCCACCTTTAAGTTTGTTCTTAGCAATATTCAAGTGTCGTTGTGTGTCTTGCTCTTCAGCACCCTCGACTACAGGGTTCTTTGAGATCAACACCATAAGGTCAGCCTCTGCTGCTTTACCTGTCTTAGAGCCTTCCATCATGGACTGATCAACGATTACCTTACCCTCAGCTACAGCACTAAGCTGTGACATCCATACAACACAGCAGTCATACTGCTTAGCAATGTTACGTGCATAGATAGCTGCATCTTTGAGGTACACATCTGACTTGTCGCTGGTCTTACTAGCAAACTTGTCACCCATGTCGAGGATAAGAATGTCAGGACGCTCCTGCTTAACCAGTGATTCGACCCACTGCATGTCTTTGTTTGTGCTATCCTTGATACGGATGTTCTTACGCACTGGCTCATAGCGTGACTTGGCTAAGGCTATGTTAGCCTTGACCTCTTCCATTGTCATACCAGCAGCAGCACTAAGGTAACGTGCACCTACACGCTCATAAGCTTCCTCGTTACACAACACTACACACTTGGCACCCTGACGTGCCCAGCCCTCTGGTCCAGCAATAAGTGATGCATGGAAGGATGTCTTGCCTGTGTTAGGACGTGCACCGCATAGCAACAGGTGCCCACCTGATACACCCTCAACCTTACGGCGTAGGCTAGGAATGTTAAACTTCCACTGCGTCTGCAAGTCATTAGCCTTAAGCAGTGTATCAATGTCGATGTCTTCCCATTCGATCTTTATGTTAGGTGTGAAGTCATCCTTGTATGCTTCCAGGATACGGCGCAATGGCTCTAGGGATTTCTCTGAACCGTTCACAAAGTCAAAGCCTAGGTTGGCAACCAAGTCACCTACATGCTGTTGGAACAACTGGCTCAACACTGTGTCTGCAATCTCTTCCTTGACTACATCAGCCTTGGCCATCTTGCGGAACAAGTCACCGTAGGCTGTCTTAGTTGCTGTCGTCATCGTCTGGTTTTGTGAGTAGAACAGAGCCTCTAAGTCTGACAGTGTAAGGTCGCCGTCATAGGTACGCATAGCGTGGTCCAAGGATTGCTTGATCTTACGCACGTCCTTGCTGAATATCTTGTCAGGGCAACGAATACCTTTGTGGTTGTCGTAGAACTCTCGGTTAAGCAATGTCTTAACTAGGGCTAATTCAGTCATCTTCTCTCTCTCCTATAAATAGCATGTAGACCACTTGCATTGCTACAAAGGGCCACATGAACGCAAACTTTAGCGGTCCACGAGGGTCAGCTTCTTCATCCTCTGCCTCAACCATGTGCAACAGCAGGGGTATAGCTAGTACATACAAAGTGAATAAGCCAGCAAAAAAACCCTGTCCTAACTCGTTCATTTAGAAACCCCTTTAAGATCAACGTAGTAGGCACCCTCAGGGCTTTTATAGCCTGAGTATATGTCGAGCCACTGCTGGCTACTCATGTATATTACTTGGTGCTCATTCATCTGTTCATCATACTGACGTATGTAGACGGTACCATCATCAGCAAAGACAACCTCAACATCGTTGTAATCGTCTTTCTGGTCGAGTGTGGTGATAATACTTGCATCAGGCTCTATCTCTACTGTGTACATATCAAATCCCTTTTCGGATAGACTCACGAATAGCTGAACGTGGGTTTGTTCCTGATTGCTCAACAATGATACCCGTATTGTAGCGAAGGCTATGTGCGTGAGCCTCTCCCTTAGTATCAAAGATAAGAGGCTTAGAGTCATAGGTGAATGGGTTTTCTGCACTGGCGTACATCCACTCACCCGCTTCTACCTCAAACATAACTAGATAACGCTCACTCATAGCCTAAGCCCCCGCTTAACCAGAGTAACAAAGCCTACGTTGAAGATAGCTGCAAACGTCTCAGGGTCACACTCTACCTGTATCGTAGCACTACCATCCTTATGCTCTTCTACCTCTGTTACTTTGATTGGCTTGTTAACATCATTAGTCATCTTTTATATCCTTGTTATATTTACGAAACCTTTTGTTGTACGCACGTTTGATCTTCTTTAGCTGACCCGATTTCCATAGGTAAAACTTGCGTGCTTTAGTGAGGCCGTCATACTCGTCACCACCCTTCATGGGAATGCGTTTATTCATCA